TGTATTAGAAGGTAAAAGAAAACATGTTAAGTATTGAATATCTGGATCAAACAGAAGATGTATATGATATTGAGGTGGAAAAGAACTCAAACTTCTTTGCTAATGGTATTCTAGTACATAACTGTGAGATCACCCTTCCCACAACACCACTAAAGGATATTAATGATGAACAAGGTGAAATATCGTTGTGTACGTTAAGTGCGATTAATTGGGGAAAGATTAGAAAGCCAGCTGACTTCGAAAAGCCATGCACCATTGCTGTACGCGCTTTGGATGCCCTACTGGATTATCAGGACTATCCTGTTAGAGCCGCTGAGATTGGTACTCGCAACCGTCGTCCTCTTGGCATCGGCATCATTAATTTTGCTTATTGGTTGGCTCGTAATGATAGCAATTACTCTAATCCAAATCTCGATCTTGTGCACGAATATGCTGAAGCATGGAGTTACTATCTTATCAAAGCCTCGGTCGACCTGGCAGAAGAAGTAAATCCATGTCCTAAGCATGCTGATACGCTTTACTCAAGTGGTATCTTGCCTATTGATACGTACAAGAAGGAAGTTGACGAGATAGTTCAACCAAACTATAAGATGGATTGGGATAGCCTTGCTCTTCGCGCAGCTACAGTTGGTATTCGTAACTCGACTTTGATGGCTCTAATGCCGGCAGAGACATCGGCACAAATTTCAAATTCAACGAATGGTATTGAGCCTCCTCGTGCGTTGGTATCAATCAAGCAGAGTAAAGACGGTGTTCTAAAGCAGGTTGTTCCTGATATCAAGAAACTAAAGAATAAGTATGAACTACTGTGGGACCAGAAGTCACCAGAAGGTTATCTGAAGATCATGGCAGTTCTACAGAAGTTTGTTGATCAAGCTATCTCCGTGAACACCTCCTACAATCCAGCGCACTATCCAGATGGTAAGATTCCTTTGTCTGAAATGATCGGGCACTTGTTGATGCATTACAAACTCGGAGGCAAAACCCTATATTATTTTAATACCAATGATCAGTCTGGTGAGATTGAAGATTCACTATCACCAGGTAAAGTTGATGATGAACAATGTGATAGTTGCACTATTTAAGGAGTTTTTATTATGCGTTACTGGATCGATATTGACTTTGTTTTAAAAGATGAAACTCATGTTTGGCGACAAACTTTTCCTGCAAATCAAGTAGAATGGATAGACGAAAGCGATGTCAGTATTCAATAAAAATCGATTTGACGCAACACAACAGACTTGCTTCTTTGGTGAGAATGTAAACATCGCTAGATATGACAAACAACGCTATCCAATCTTCGAAAAACTAACTGATAAACAACTTGGTTTCTTTTGGCGACCAGAAGAAGTTGATCTGTCTCGTGATGGCAAAGACTTCAAGGCACTAAATGACCATGAAAAACACATTTTTACCTCGAACCTTAAGCGTCAGATTCTACTTGATTCTGTACAAGGTCGGGCTCCTTCGCTTGCTTTCCTCCCTGTGTGTTCGCTACCAGAGTTGGAGACCTGGATCCAAACTTGGGCGTTTAGTGAGACGATTCATAGTAGATCGTACACTCACATCATTCGCAATGTATACAGTGATCCAAGTAGAGTATTCGATGAGATGCTCAACATCCCAGAAATCTTAGACTGTGCTGGTGATATCAGCAAGTATTATGATGATTTGATTACTCTAAACAATACACTTGGTTGTCCAGAATCAGAATATGGTTATACGCCAAAGTATCGATATGATCACAAGAAAGCATTATGGCTATGTCTCAATGCTGTCAATGCATTAGAAGGAGTTAGATTCTATGTCTCATTCGCATGCTCTTGGGCATTTGCTGAAGTCAAGAAAATGGAGGGCAATGCTAAGATCATTAAACTCATTGCCCGCGACGAGAACGTTCACCTTGCCTCAACTCAAAACCTCCTCAAGATTCTACCGAAAGAGGATGAAGACTTTGCGAGAATACGGGAAGAGACACGGGCTGATTCCATTGATATCTTTCAGCGAGTTATCGATCAAGAGAAGAAGTGGGCACACTATCTCTTTCATCAGGGATCTATGATTGGTCTTAATGAACAACTACTTTGTGATTATGTTGATCATATTGCTGCAAAGCGTATGGGAACGATTGGTCTAAATGGTAAAGCTGGTCTTAATCCTCTACCATGGACTGCTAAATGGATTAGTGGTTCTGATGTACAAGTAGCGCCGCAACAAACGCAGATTACCAGTTACGTTTCTGGCGGAGTTAATAAAGACGTAACTGAAGAAACGTTCAAAAGTTTTACCCTATAATGTATTTTATTCCTAATATTGAAGAATGTCTACCTTTTGCTCGGGCTCTAGGCGCGAAAACACTTAGAGAAATTGTAATATCTCCTAGAGAAAATGATAAGCCGTTTAATTGTCATAATAACTGTGAGATAAATCCCATATTAGGATATTATATAGTAAAAGATGGGCATAATATTTTACATGCATTCAAGCATTCCGTGCTTGATGTCGGGGATAAACTTGTAGACATAACACCAACTCTTGACCATCGTACATATAATGTGTTTTGTTATGGCACCGAACACCGAGAAGAACACATTACGTATGTGAATAATACAGTCTTTATAAATAGAATAAAGGAGACTGATATGTGTTACTACGTTTATGGTTTGATCGATCCAAGAAACAATCAAGTGTTTTATATCGGTAAAGGAAAAGACGATAGAGCATTGTCACACTTTACAGAACATGAACTTGCTCGATCAGGAAACAATAGAAAAACAGCAAAAATAAGAAAACTAAAGACACTGGGATATTATCCTGTTATAGAGTTTTATGCCCAAAATATTGAAGACGAAAATCTTGCCTACGATATCGAGTCATCACTCATAAAAAAATATGGCAGAATAGGATATGAGGAATATGGCACACTTACAAATATCTGTGAGGACAATAGACCTCCTAACCACAAAGGAAAGACATATCTAGACATATACGGGGCCCGCGCAGAAGAACAAAGAAAAAAACGACACGATTTGCAGTTGTCTGTCGGGGGTTGGTTCAAAGGACATACGCACACAAAGGAAACTCGCACAAAAATTAGCAAAAAAAGTTCTGGTGAGAACAATCCTAGATTTGGTGTTATCGTAAAGGGAACTGAAACTGCAAATAAAATAGGCGATGCGAATAGGGGCAAGAAACACTACAAGCGTCCGGACGTAAAATTGCTATACGTAGATGGATTAGATTTATTCATTTATAGCAACGATCTTAGAGACTATTGCAGAGAAAATGGATACTCTTATGCCACCTTTAGTAAACAACTTTCTGATTCGTGGCCAAGAAGTAAACGGGGAAAAAATATGGGACTGTTGATAAGGTATGCTACCACCGATGAAATCACCAGTTATGTTTCTGGTGGCGTGAAAAAAGATATCACGGACACGACATTTTCTAACTTTACCCTATGACAACTTATATAAGTATACGTGAAGCAACCGAGGTTGACTATCCTAGAATGATAGAGATAGAGAAAGCCTCATTTGAAACAGACACGATTACGATTGATGAACTTGAAGACTACCAATCATTTGGTTGTAATGTCAATGTTCTTCAGATCAATGATGATATAGCAGGCTTCTATATAAGTTATGTCTATGATGACGATCAAGATCAATCTGAATATCTAGAAACTTTAGAGATTGACCCACAATACCGCGGGCAAGGATACTCTAAACTGCTTTTACAACACTATATCGATAATAAGACTATACCATGGTCCCCTCTCACTTTACACTGTAGAGTAGAGAACGATGTGGCTCTGTCTTTATATAATGCATACGGCTTTACTATTACTGAAATGGTCCTTGGCTTTTACGATGACGGAGGTAATGCATACAAACTCGTAAGGAGCTAATACAAAGAAATGAAAACCAAGATACACCCTATCTTTGGTAATGTTTCGCAATACGATTTACAAGTTTACGAATTAGAACTAGACCTGGAAAACTCGCGTGAAGTGGACGCCCTCGAACAAGGTTGGTTGATCAACGACAATAAGTGGTATAACTCACGTTCTGTCCGTATCGACTGCAATCTATTCGATAAGAAAACTAAACCACTAAAGGGTTATAAAGTAACCCACGTTGAATCGATTGAGGATATGTCAGACGTTGGTACCGTATTCGGTATGTTTACAGCCAGACGTAACCTCGATGACATTTATACAATAGAAATCGATCTAGATCGTGCAACATGGATTCTTGTGTATAACAATGCAGGAGACTTGGTTGCATTTTCTAAGATGACAACTTATGACGGTGGGCTTGAAACACAGTTTACCGCATGGGACTACTCAGAACCAAAAGCTTCTATCTCACGCCACTTAGTGGCATATGAAGTAGAGTTAGCCAAGAAGATGGGATATTCTCATCTTTACATTGGTTCTGGTTATGGAAATATTGGTATCTACAAGTCACAGTTCAAAGGCTTTGAATGGTGGGATGGAGAACAGTGGTCAACCGACATTGATAAATATGTCGAAGTTTGCTACAGAGACGACTCCATCAAAACCCTTCAAGACTTATCTGGATTGATTAATGGCCCTACCTAAAGTTCATAGTTTTCGTGTCCATACGATGCTTCACGATCCTGCCTTTCAGAAAGAGATTGGTAGGACCGTGAAGATCATCGACAAGTATGATGTTCCTTATGTCGCTGGTTATTCCAAAGACGGTAAAGACATCTACATTGATAGACACTTAAACGTAAACTTTAATGGTACAAATATTACAAAATACCTCCTTGTTCACGAAAGAGTGGAGAAGGCCTTGATAGATGTGTTTGGGCTTCGATACCAAGAAGCCCATCACATTGCGTTAGCAGTAGAGCATGACGCGGTTGTTGGTGATGGTATCAATTGGAGAGATTATTCCAAGTTTGTTGATAAATACGTCAAGAAACTTGATCATGAAAACCTCAAGTTATCACCACCAAATCTAGACCTCACGCCCTACGAAGACGAAAAGGACTTCTCCAAGTTCGTGAAAAAACGGAGTAAACAAAATGATTGATTGGATCGAATGTTCTATATGTGAAACAGAATACAAGTTGATTAGTAAAGAACCAGGCATACAAGTTGAGTTTTGTCCATTTTGTGGCGTTGATGCTGATAGCCAGTTCACACCAGAAGAAGTAGACGACGAAGATGAAGAGTTCGACAGTTAAATGGATTATGAAAATCCATGGATCTATGATGGGGAACCCTTTACTGATGCACAGGCTGATGGTCATTTTGCATTTGTTTACTTGATCACAAATAAAGTTTCTGGTCGAAAATATCTGGGCAAAAAACTCTTCACAATGGCTGGATATAAGACTATAAAGGGTAAGAAGAAGAAGATTCGCAAGCCTAGCGATTGGAAGACCTATTATGGTTCTTCTCCAAGTCTGAAAGCAGATGTTGAAGATTTAGGCAAAGAAAACTTTTCTCGCGAGATACTAAAAGTTGTTGACAATAGATCATCCGCCAGTTATTATGAAGCGAAAGAGATGTTTGCTGTGGATGCGATTCTTTCAGATGAATATTATAATGATTGGTGTACTATAAAGATTTCATCGATGCATGTGAAAGCAATCTATAAATGAGATAGGTTCTGTCAGTTGTACCTTAAACGACTGTCAAATGTTATAACATTGTTTTATTTTAATGGAGAATACTGAATGAAGAATCTTATGTTTGCCCTCGCGGCTCTTACCGCTGTTGCTGCTACTCCTGCAATGGCAGACAGCTTTGTCGGCCCTCGTGTAACTGGCGTTGTCGGCTATCAGGACATCACTGCAATCCCATCAAACCGTTCATTCACTTATGGTGTTGAAGCTGGTTATGACAGCAAGCTTGTTGGTCCTGTTACCGTAGGCGTTGAAGCTGGTCTAGACAACGTATTTGACCGCACCGATGTTAACGTTGGTGGTCGTCTTGGCTATGAAGTAACTCCACATACTCTAGTGTATGCTGGTCTAGGTTATGACAACCTCCGTGATCTAGAAGCACACAATCTCCAGGGTCTTCGCGCTACCGCAGGTCTTGACGTTAACGTCATTGGTCATGTTTCGGTTGGTGCTCAGTACACCCACACCGATCTTGGCGCAGTCAAGAACAATGGTGCGGCTGGTACGGTGACCTTCCGCTTCTGATAAATAGAAGTACCACACCCCAGTGAGAATGCCCTCGGAGTTTCGGCTTCGGGGGCATTTTTTGTGGTTGACATTTTTGGCGAATCGTGTACATTGAGAAAGTAGTCAATGAGAAAAGGTGATTCGCAATGAGCATCGCAGTTATCATTCGTGACCAGATCAAAGCCATTGATCCTCGCGCACTGTGGGCTTGGGGTGCTAAAGACCTCGTGAACATGGGCGATGGGCTGAAGTTCAAATCCAGCGGGATGGCCAAGTGGAAGGGCTATGTTTACGTCAAGTACAACGAAGGCAAAGACCTTTACGACATTGACTTCTTCAAGATTCGTGGCATTGATGTAAAGTATGTCAAGAAACTCGAAGGCATCTATGTCGAAGATTTGGTCAGTGTGATTGATGAAGTTGTCGGTTAAGGAGATTTGTTATGATCACGAAGCTTTCAGGTGGTGCATTCGAACTTCAAACAGGTCGCCCATGGACTTGGGGTATCTCGCCATTTCGTGAAGGTGAAGCACTGAAACTGAAACGAGAAGAGTCTGGTCGCTGGTTCTTTGAAATCAACGAGGTGCAATATTCTGCCAAGCAGATCGCGCCACACCTCAAAGATATCCAAATGCACTCTTGACATTTATCCAGAATCGTCTATGGTAAGAATGTAGTCATTGAGAAAGGTTGATTCGCTATGGGACGTTCAGTTGATTATGCCAGTGGCGCCGGCGCTGTGGTCTATGTTGATGTTTCGTACATTCAGGACTCCTGGGAATGGGATGACTTTGTAGATGATGTGCAGAGCATCGTCAAGGATGCCTACAAATCGTTTGACAACGAAGACAAGTGGATTGGGCGTGAACTTCGTGCCATTCTGGAAAACAGGTTCGCTCAAGTTGTAGTTTCGGAATACTGTGGGCTGGCCAGCATTTCTCTGGTCGCCAAAGAGTACGATTGCTACTACAGCGATGAGATTTCTTTGCAGAATCTTGCCCATGCTTGGGTCAATCGGATTGCACCCAACTTTGAAAAGGTGTTGAACAAGGCTTTCAACTGCTATGCCAAGATCGGCAGTTTCAGCAACGGCGAAGGTGTTTACGAAAAAATCGCTGCTTGACATTATTCCTGATTCTGTTATGATGAAAAAGTAGTCAGTGAGAGAGATTCGAATCATGAAAATGTTTGTTGCTCGTAATCACAATGGGACTTTCATTGCTAAAGGTGTTGACCTTGGAAATCTGATGGAAGAAGTCATGATCTATGAAGAAGTGACTGGCAATCGGTGCACCGTCGGCCGAGAAGAGTTTGAAGTTGAACTCAAGCGCAACATTTATCGCTGAGGAGAAGTTAAATGAAAATCCTAAAAGTAACCGTAACCGACAAGAACGCAGTTTATGTGAATGACACTCGTATCACTGGACGCGGATCAAAGTGGGGGATTCATTACACTGTTGACGAGTTTCGATGCGCTGCAAAAAATGTCCGAAATAGGTTGATTCAACGTGGTTATGGGAATATTCGGCTAGATGCAGATTATGCCGCTGAATTCGGAATTTAAGGAGAGTTAAAATGTTGTCTCGTATCCTGTTCGCACTAGGTATTGCACTGTTCTGTGGAATTGGTTTTTATATTCCTGACTATGTTAAGGGAACACTTGACCGAGCCGACATCGCTGTCCCGATGATGGCATATATTGCTTCATACATCACGTTGTCTATCAGGGATCGCCATGACTACTAAATCCTATCTTTACATTCTGGCAACTTGTTTCATTCTGATGGCTGCTTAATATGACAATGCATCTCCTAGGTCCTGCTTATACCACAAACTCAACTAAGAAACGCAAGCCGCAACTAAACACGGCGAAGTATGCTCAAGATTGGGTAGACTATAACAAGCAGATGAAGCGGCTTGGATCAAAAACCAAGACGTTCCAAGAGTATGTTGCATATCGACAAGGCAATGCCGCATACAAAACAAAGACCGTTAAGACTGGTATG